ACCCTAAAGAGATCGAAGCAGCCAAGCGAACATTGAGTAGCTTTGCCTTTAAGCAGGAATACTTATCCAGCTTTGATACTTCAGGTTCTGACATCTTCAAAGAGCACTGGATCAAGAAAGGCCCTGAGCCTAAGGATGGTTCATACATCATCGCCATTGACTTGGCAGGCTTTGAAGACATTGCCGATGGCTCCCAGAACAAGAAGAGACTAGACGAATCAGCTATTGCTGTGGTCAAGGTATCAGACGATGGTACTTGGTGGGTTAACAAGATTGAGCATGGACGATGGGACATTAAAGATACGTGTATGCGTATCTTGAAGAACATTAAAGAGTTCCAGCCGCTGTCTATGGGCATTGAGCGAGGAACAGCTAAGAACGCTGCCTTGACCATCCTACAGGACATGATGAGGCAGTATAACACTTACGCTCACATCCAGAGTTTAACTCACGGTAACAAGAAGAAGACAGATCGTATCATCTGGGCCTTACAAGGACGGATGGAGCACGGTAAGGTCATCTTGAATGAGGACGGTGATTGGGCTGACTTTGAAGACCAGCTCCTTATGTTCCCTACCAAAGGCGTACATGATGACTTAGTGGATGCTTTAGCGTATATTGAACAACTGGCCCTTAACTCGTTTGTCCCTGATTATGAGGATGATGAGTATGAGGCTTTAGACATTATTTCAGGATACTAAACAATGGATGACAACTTAGAACAAAGTCAGTATGACGAACCCACAGAGTCCGACAAAGAGCTGACTGAATGGGTTGTCTCACACACTGACAAGTGGCGTGATTATCGCGACCAGAACTACCTACAAGACTGGCAAGAGTACGAACGTATCTTCCGTGGTCAGTGGGCCGCTGAAGACAGTACACGATCCTCTGAGCGTAGCCGTATCATCTCCCCCGCTACACAGCAGGCGATTGAGACTCGTCACGCTGAGATCATGGAAGCTATCTTCGGTCAAGGTGAATGGTTTGACATTGAGGATGATCTGAAGGACGTTAACGGCACTGCCTTGGACGTTGAGCAGATCAAAGCTCAGTTGATGGAAGACTTCAACCGTGACAAGATTAAGAAAGCTGTAGATCAGATTGAACTGATGGCTGAGATCTACGGTACAGGTATCGGTGAGATCGCTGTCAAGACAGAGAAGGAGTACGCTCCCGCTACTCAGGCTATCCCCGGCGTTCAAGGACAAGCGGCTATCGGTGTTACCGAGAAAGACCGTATCTCCGTTAAGCTGGTTCCTGTGAACCCTAAGAACTTCTTGGTTGACCCTAACGCCACATCCTTGGATGACGCTATGGGCTGTGCCATTGAGAAGTTCGTATCGGTGCATAAGATCGTTGAGGGCATGGAGAAGGGTATCTACCGTAAGGTTGATCTCGGTATTGATGCTCCTGATGACGACTTAGAAGTTACAGAAGAAGTAGTTAATTATCAAGATGGTCGTGTGCGTATGCTCACGTACTACGGCTTGGTTCCTCGTGAGTACTTGGAACAGTTGGAGAACGAAGAAGAGGTTGCTGACCTGTTCCCAGAAGACTCCTTAGCCGATGACTACGCCGAACTGGTGGAAGCAATCATTGTTATTGCTAACGGCGGTAAGCTCCTGAAGGCTGAAGCTAACCCCTACATGATGAAGGATCGTCCTGTCATGTTGTACCAAGACGATACAGTCCCCGGACGTGTATGGGGTCGGGGTACAGCGGAGAAGGCCTACAACATGCAAAAAGCCATTGACGGTAGCTTGCGTATGGACAGCGATGCCCGTGCCCTTACAGCCGTCCCTATGATGGCTATGGACGCTACTCGCTTGCCTCGTGGTGCTAAGTTCGAGGTTAAGCCCGGTAAAGCATTCCTGACCAATGGCGACCCTAACCAGATCATGATGCCTTTGCGCTTCGGTACTCCTGATAACTCATCTGTGATGGCTTCTCAGAACTACGAACGCCTACTCTTGCAAGCTACAGGTACTGTTGACAGTGCAGGTATGCCCTCAGCAGCTCCTCGTGACGCCGGTGCAGGTGGTATGTCTATGGCGATGGCGGGCATTATCAAGAAGTATAAGCGTACATTGACGAACTTCCAAGAAGATTTCTTGATTCCGTTCATCAATAAAGCAGCTTGGCGCTACATGCAGTTTGATCCTGAGCGTTACCCTTCTGTAGATGTGAAATTCATGCCTACAGCTACCTTGGGTATCTTGGCTCGTGAGTTTGAACAGCAGCAATTCATTGCCTTGTTACAGACATTAGGCCCAGACACCCCAGTCTTGCCTCTGATCCTTAAAGGTATCTTGGGTAATAGCTCCTTGAGCAACCGAAATGAACTGATTGCAGCTCTGGACAAGATGAGTCAACCTAATCCTGAACAGCAACAACAGGCTCAGATGCAACAACAAGCTGCTATGGCTAAGTTACAAGCTGATCTGGCACTCTTGCAGGCACAGACTCAGAAGACTAGCGCCGAAGCACAACAAACAATGGTGGAAACTCAGCTCATGCCTGAAGAGTTACGTGTAAAGGTGGTACAAGCCGCTGCTACAAACCTCGATCAAGATGCTGACTTCGCTAAACGTATGAAACTGGCTGATTTGATGCTCAAAGAGAAAGACATTGACTCAAACGAGCGTATCGCTGTAGCTCAGATGCAGAATCGTCAGCCTAAATAACCACTAAGAAAGGAGTTTCCCCTTATGGATAAGAAACTTCAACATTATTACGAGGAAACTTTCTCAATGATGTCCACTGAAGGGTGGAAATACTTGATTGAAGACCTCAAAGAGTTAGAAACTAATCTAGACAATGTTCGCACTGTGAAAGACGAACAATCATTAAACTACCGACTAGGACAGTTGGACATTCTAGATTTGATTCTTAACCGCAAGAAGACCTGTGAAGAGATTTTCGAGCAACTTCAGCAGGAGGCACTGTAATGCGCCGAATGTTCGAGTTTGTTTGTGAAGATGGACACATCTCTGAAGCGTTTGTTGATGAAGACTGTAGGGAACTCGCTTGTCGAGCCTGCGGTAAGCACTCAACGAGAATTGTTTCCAGTGTCAGGAGTAACTTGGAGGGCATCACAGGTGCTTTTCCCGGTGCATATGACGCATGGGAACGTAAACGAAGTGATAAGCTGAAACAAGAGAGGAAAGCCTCTTACGCTGTTCCAGAGTAACACTTTACATTAAACGGGTAGGTACGAGAGTACCCACATTTCATAGTCCTATAATCTCAAGAGAGACAGGAGAATAATAGTATGGCATTTATTGACGACGAATCGTTTGATCCAACATTGGACACGATCACAGATGAGCAACCTCAAGAGACTCCGGTACAGGAGCAACCTCAAGAAGTTGTAGAAGTAGAGAATGTAGTTCCTGATAAATACAAAGGTAAAGCCTTTGAAGACATCGTAAAGATGCACCAAGAAGCTGAAAAGATGATTGGGAGGCAAGCACAGGAAGTACACGAAGTACGTTCATTAGCAGATCAACTCTTGAAACGACAACTCGAAAGCGATAAGGCAGTAACTGTTGAAAGTGCGCCCGAAGTAGATTTCTTTGAGAACCCTCAAGACTCTATTAAACGTGCAATTGAGAATAACCCCGCAGTCATTGAAGCTAAACAGGCTAACCTTGAGCTAAAGCGGATGAAGACAGCACAGCAATTAGCATCCAAACATCCTGACTTTGGCACTATCGCCAACGACACTGGATTTCAGGAGTGGGTGAAAGCTAGTCCTATTCGTCTTAACCTTTACGCTAAAGCAGATGCAGAGTTTGACTTTGGTTCAGCGGATGAACTCTTGAGCACCTATAAAGAACTTAAGCAAGTTCGCAACAACAACGTACAAGAAGCTGGTAAGAAACAACAGGCACAAGCTCTTCGAGCCGCAGGTGTGGATACAAGTGGTTCTGGCGAAGTTGCAAAGAAAGTATATCGTCGTGCGGATTTAATCCGTCTTAAGATGACAGACCCAGATCGTTATGAGTTGCTACAACCTGAAATCATGGCAGCTTATCAACAGGGTCGAGTCAAGTAATTTTTAATTGAAATCATAGGAGTATTCAAATGGCTTTAGGTACAAACAACGTCACAGTCACCACAGCAGCAACCTTCATCCCTGAAGTTTGGTCTGATGAGATCGTGGCAGCATACAAGAAATCGCTCGTTATGGCCAATCTGGTCAAGAAGATGAGCTTCAAGGGCAAGAAAGGTGACACCGTTCACATTCCTTCGCCTACCCGTGGTACAGCTTCCGCTAAAGCTGCTGGCGCTCAAGTTACCTTGATCGCTGCAACTGAAGGCGATGTGACCATCTCTATCGACAAACACTTCGAGTACAGCCGCTTGATCGAAGACATCGTTGAAGCCCAAGCTCTGTCGAGCCTGCGTAGCTTCTACACCGATGACGCAGGTCACGCTCTGGGCAAGCAAGTGGACACCACTCTGATCCAACTGGCTCGTGCAGCTCGTGGCGGTTCTTCCGCTAACGCTCAGTACGCTGGTGGCATCATCGGTTCTACCGGCGCTGCTTACACTTACGGTTCGTCCAACGCTGCCAACATCGCTGATGCTGGTATCCGTGCAGCTATCCAGTTGCTGGACGACCAAGACGTGCCTATGGACGGTCGTTCGCTGGTGGTTCCTCCTGTTGCTCGTAACAGCATGTTGGGCATCAACCGCTTCACCGAGCAGGCCTTCAAAGGCAACGGTACTACCCTGCAAAACGGTGAGTTCGGTGACATCTACGGCGTTAAAGTGTATGTGTCTACCAACTGCGATACCGCTGCTGGCAACACTGCTACCGACCGCGCTGCTTTGATGTTCCACCGCGACTGGGCTGTGTTGGTTGAGCAGATCGGCGTTCGCGCTCAGACTCAGTACAAACAAGAATACCTCGGTAACTTGTTCACTGCTGACACCCTGTACGGCGTGGGCGAATTGCGTGACTACGGTTGCGTTCCAATCATCGTTGACGCTTCTGCGGCTTAATGGTTGACTAAGGAGGGCCCTTCGGGGCTCTCTTTTCTTTACTACTTATTATCCATGAGTAATAAATAAAGGAGATACACAGATGGTAAGCTTTCAAATGAAGCATAGCACCAGACCGCAGACTATCGCCACAGTGCGTAGTGAGGTAGACATCAAGAGCTTTAGGGAAAACCCAGAGTGGTATGAGATTATCCCTACCGAAGAACAGAAACTAACAGTTAAAGTCGTTAATAAACAAGTTAAGAAGACTAAGGAAAATGTATGACCATCTTTCGTGGGCCGGGGGGTACAGGCAGTGCTACTTCTGATTCGGATACTACCGAATTCCAAGAGTTCTTGGTTCAGTCTCAAGCTGCTCGTGATGCTGCTCAGGCTGCTCAAGCCGCTGCTGAGGCCGCTGAAGCTGCCGCTGAAGCCGCTGCTGGTGATGTAGATGCAGGTGTAGCTGCTTCCGCTGCTTCGGCTACGGCTGCTGCTGGTTCTGCCTCTTCTGCTGCAACGTCAGCCACTAATGCTTCTTCGTCTGCCTCTAGCGCCTCTACCTCGGCCACTAATGCAGCCTCTAGCGCTTCTTCTGCATCCACTTCAGCTTCTTCAGCATCTACGTCTGCGACGAATGCGGGAAACTCCGCTACAGCCGCTGCTTCTTCGGCTACGGCTGCCTCAGCATCTGCGAGCGCTGCGGCCTCTAGTGCTTCTACGGCAACTACTCAGGCTTCTAACGCAGCAGGTAGTGCATCCTCGGCTGCTACATCAGCCACTGCCTCTGCTGGCTCTGCTACCAGTGCTGCTACTCAAGCCACTAATGCTGCCTCTAGCGCCTCTGCTGCCTCTACCAGTGCATCTAACGCAGCCTCTAGTGCCACAGCAGCAGCCTCTAGTGCCACAGCTGCTGCTGCCTCTGCCTCTGAAGCTGCCGCCACACTTGCTTCTACTGTTAAGTTGACAGGTGACCAGACTATCGAGGGAACTAAAACTTTTACTTCCACGATCAGTGGGTCTGTTAGTGGCAACGCAGGTACGGTAACTAACGGAGTAGTCACCACAGGAAGCTATAGTAACCCTGCTTGGATTGCCTCGCTAGATGATAGTAAGGTGCTCCCTACGATGTCGGGCAACTCGGGTAAGTATTTAACCACCAACGGAACTGACAGCTCTTGGGCTGCTGTTGATGCGTTACCGGATCAAACAGGCAATGCAGGCGAGTACCTGACGACTAATGGTACTTCTGCTTCTTGGACAGCCCTGAATACAGACGCTAATACAACCACCAAAGGCTTGTACGAGAACAATAGCGTCATCTCAGCTAACTATACCATCACCACAGGCAATAATGCCATGAGTGCAGGGCCTATTACAGTTAACAGTGGTGTTACCGTTACCGTGCCATCGGGCTCTAGTTGGGTTGTTGTTTAAAAGGAATAATAGTTATGTCAACAATTAAATGCACAACATTACAGAATTTATCTGGTGTTGAAGTATATACAGCAAAGGCTTGGGTGAACTTTAACGGTACGGGTACTGTGGCAATTCGTGCAAGTGGCAATGTTTCGAGTATTACGGATAATGGCACAGGTGACTACACGGTGAACTTCAGCACTGAAATGCCAGACGCAAATTACGCGCTAAACGGAACAACTGTTCATCAGGATAACTTTTACGCCAACGCGACAGTAGTAACCATGAGGGACTCGTACACACCTTTGACGACTTCAGTTCGTATCTCTGTAAATAGCAGCAACTTCAACGCGGGCACCTATACGGATAGGGCTTATGTTTTTGCCACCATTTTCCGCTGAAAGAACACCATGAGCACAATTAAAACAGATACGCTACAGAACGTAGCAGGTACACTCAGTGTTCCGGTCAGTACAGTGGTTAGTGGCAGCGCCAAGGCTTGGGTGAACTTTAATGGTACTGGAACGGTTGCCATCCGTGCGGCGTTTAATGTTAGTTCTATTACGGATAATGGCACAGGTGGCTACACGGTGAACTTCAGCACTGAAATGCCAGACGCAAATTACGTGGTTGTAGTTGGAGGAAGAGGAGCTGGTGGCGCGTCTTTTTGTACACATAACAAAGAATTTACTTCACCAACCGTTTCAACAGTCGCCGTTGCTTGCGTTAATTCCGGGGGCGGAGGTGTTGATTCCGCTAACGTAGATGTCACTATCTTCCGCTAATCAATATTAACTTTTAAAGGAAACTTAAAAATGCAAAAACGAATCATTTACCCAACTGATGATGGTGGTGTAGCTATTATCGTACCATCCGCTGATTGCGGATTAACTATTGAAGAGATTGCACGTAAAGATGTACCCTTCGGTAAACCATACCAAGTTGTACTAGCTTCAGATATTCCTGAAGATCGTACCTTCCGTAACGCTTGGACATTGGAGTAAACTATGCCTATCATTGTAAACATGCAAAAAGCTGTAGAGATCAAGAAAGATATGATCCGTGCAGAACGTCAGCCTTTGTTAGCTGCTCTCGATATTGACATGATGCGAGCTATTGAGGCTGGTGATACCGCGAAACAAGCGGAGATTTCAGCTAAGAAGCAAGCACTGCGTGATGCCACTACTGACCCTGTAGTCTTAAATGCAGTTACACCTGAAGAATTGAAAGCTGCTGTCCCTGCTGCTCTGGTTGGAGCTTAATCATGGCGATGACCATCAATGGTACGAATGGTGTTACTTTCAATGATGGTACATCAATGGCAACAGGCCAGCAAGCATGTAAGGCTTGGGTGAACTTTAACGGTACTGGAACGGTTGCTATTCGCGCCAGCTACAACGTGTCGAGTATTACGGATAACGGGAACGGCGACTTCACAGTTAATTTTTCCACCGCGATGCCAGATGCGAATTACAGCGCAGTCGCTGACACTAACGGCAACGGAAGTTTGAACAGTTCTTGGATGGCGCACGCCATGTTTTCTTCCGCGCACAGCACAACGGTCGCACCGACTACCTCGGGTTTTAGATTCTGCACGTTCCATCCAGTGAACCTTGTAAACCAAGATACAACTTTTAACCTTGTCTCAGTCTTCCGCTGAAAGAACACCATGAACAAACGCATTATTTACCCCACTGACGAGGCAACTAGTCAATGACACGCCCTGTATCCGTAGGTATTAACCTAACAGCAGCGACATCAACCACAATCTACACAGTTCCTCTTGGCTACTTCGCTAAGTGGTCACTGATGTACCTGTTCAACAACTCCGGTTCTACCAAGAGCATTTCTGCATACTGGAGAGACTCCAGCGCATCTGCTGACATTCACGTACACAACGGTACGATTGCCGCAGGTGGCTATGTACGCATGGATGGAGGAGCTTATGTGGTAATGGAGGAGGGAGACACTGTTGTCATGACGAGTGAAGCAGGTAGCTCTTTCAGTACCATCTGTACCTTTGAATTATATAAGAAAGAAGGAATCTAATCTATGGCCTTGCCAACATACCTTGAACTGGTCAATGACATCTTGATTCGTATGCGCGAACCTGAAGTCAGTACAGTCAATGAGAATACTTTATCTAAGCTTGTGGGTAAGTTGGTTAATGATGCCAAACGACAAGTAGAAGATGCCTACGCATGGAACTCTTTAACAGATACCTTGATGATTGAGACACTAGCTAACACAT